GAAGGGAACGACGAGACCCATCCTGAGGCCTGAGCTCTATGACAAGTTGGTCGTGAGGATGGACGAGTTGATGGCGAAAGAGTTGACATGGAAAAAATGAGGAGTTGACTTGGCGATGGCGATAAATATGTCCACATTGGTCTATCTGCCGAGCCAAGAGGTGTTTGGCCGCCCAGTCAGCTTTACGTCTACGCTGGGCAACTCCTATTCGGGGACGAACAGAGGCATCTATGACAGTCGCTCCTTGAACGTGATGCTGGAGGATGGAAGCATCTTGTCCGACCAGCAGACCATCTTGGACATAAGGACGAGTGAGTTTGGTGTGTTGCCGGTGCAGGGTGACGTGATTGACATTCCAGCTGAGCCCATCTCCGGCCTGCCTCCGCTCGGGAGCTTCATGATCACAGACGTCTTCCACAACGGTGGTGGTGAGGTCACCCTCTCCCTGAAGGCAATGGTATGATCACTGAGACCCAGACCGTAGCCTTGGATATTCGTGACGCGATGTATGACATCGTGACCGTCGATCCGTTCTTCTCTGGCTACACCTTTCGCAAGACCAAGATGTTTCCGGTCCAGACGGCCCTCATTCCGTACCTCGGCGTCTATCTCGTGGATGAGATCACAGTTCCGGATGGGGATGCCAACGCCGGATGCATCAGGTTCAATCACACCTCTCGGATAGGCTTTTCGGTGGTTCAGGCCAACAACGATCCTGTGAAATTAGAGGCAGGGATCGACGCCGCCTATCTGAAGATCATGAGCCTGCTCTGGACGGACATTAAGTTGATGAACGTGCTCCACAACAACAATCCAGAGGGCGCGGGCATAGAGGGGATCGTCAGAGGATCGAGGAAGCACATCTTTGGATCGACTGGGCTTAATAATGAGACGCCGTTCGTCGAGCTTCAGTACGAGGTGAATTGCTTCAGTCGCAGCGAGTGGTATCCGGACATTCCTGACATGCTGAATGAGATCGACGTGACCGTTGCAGTGAACAACGTTGATATCAACGGCGCTGTCACGCCGATTACGGTCAAGTACATGCTCAATGTGTTGAGAGAAGCGAGGAGGAGTTAGCCATGGTTGATGTGAAGACTGAAGTCGTGACCCCTGGGCAGCGCATGAAGGCTCGCCTCCAGAGGGTAAAGGACATGAAGAGGGTCGAGGGTGTCCGGGTGCTTCCGAACAGTGGTGATGGATACACGGAGGAGCAGATGCGTCGCCTGCTCAAGCACCCCAGTGCCGGTGGCTTCCGCAGCGACGGAGACATCGAGTGGCCCAATGACACCTTCACCAAGCGAAGGTTGAGAGAGGGCTCGATCAAATTGGCTGAGGGCCAGCCAGATCGCACCAGCGACGCTTAAACCCTGAAATGAAAAGGAGGGCGTGATGCCCATCAGTTTTGCCAACATTCCTGCGAATATTAAAGTACCACTCTACTGGGTCGAGGTCGACCCATCGATGGCCGGGCTCACGACGATCAACCTCAAGTCATTGATGGTTGGGATCATGACCACCGATGGAGACGCTACGGTGGACGTTCCGATCCCGATCGGAAGCCAGGCCCAGGCCGATGCGCACTTTGGTCCTGGGTCCGAGCTCTCTCGGATGTTCCAGGCCTTCTATGCGAACAACTTCGCCAATGAGGTCTGGGGTCTCCCGTTGGCTGAGCCGGTCGGTGCGAGCGCTGCCACTGGAGCCATCACGATCACTGCGGCCCCGACGGAGGCCGGGACGATCCATCTCTACATTGCTGGGACCCACATTCCAGTGAACGTCATGTCTACGGACACGATCACCAACATCGCGGCAGCGATTGCAAGCGCGATCAATACCTTTACCGATACCATTGGAAATGTGGCCCTGCCGGTGACTGCGACCGCCGCCGTAGGTGTGGTCACGCTGACCTCTCTGTTCAAGAGTGTCAATGGCAATGAGATCACCGTCTCCCTGAACTACTACGGTCCAATCGGGTCCGAGACGACCCCGATTGGGCTCGGCATCACTTTGCCGACTGGTGGCTTGCTGGCCGGCGGCGTGGGTATTCCGGACTTCGCGACAGCGATCAGCAACATCCAGAAGAAAGACTTCGAGTACGTCGCGCTGCCGTACTGCGACACCAACTCTCTGTTCGCATGGGACCAGGAGTACGGCTTCACCGATACCGGTCGCTGGGGGTGGCAGCGGCAGCAGTTCGGCCACGTGTTCAGCGCCAAGCGCGGGACCTACGCCGCACTGATCACTTTTGGAGACACACTGAACAGCGGCGTGGAGAGCGTCATGGCGTTCGAGACGACCACTCCTTCTCCGATGTTTGAGGCCGTTGCCGCCTACACGGCCAAGGCCCAGCGCGCCCTGATCAACGACCCGGCGAGGCCGCTCCAGACCCTCTCGCTGAACCAGATCAAGGGCTGTCCGCTCCAAGATCGGTTCGACTTCCCGGAGCTGAATAGTCTGGCCTCCAATGGTTTGGCCATCCAGGAGATCGGCAGTGACAACCAGCCAATGATCCTGCGAGAGCAGACGACCTACCAGCTCAACCTCTATGGTATGGGCGACGATGCGTATGAGTTGGTGACCACCCTGGCCACGCTCGCTAAGTTGCTCCGCAACCAGAAGTACGCCATCACCAGCAAATTCCCGAGGCACAAGCTGGCGGACGATGGGACCAAGTTCGGACCCGGCCAGGCCATCGTGACGCCCGGGATCATCAAGGCCGAACTGGTCAACGAGTACCAGATAGACATGTGGAATGGATTGGTCGAGAACCTCAAGGCGTTCAAGGCCAATCTGATCGTGGAGCGCGACCCCAATGATCCCAACAGGGTCAATGTGCTCTACCCGCCGGACCTGATCAACCAGCTTCGCATCTTTGCCGTGCTGGCCCAGTTTCGCCTCCAGTATGACCGTGGGATCGACACGGCCATCATCGGTCAAGCACCAGCTCCGTACCAGGCTTCTTCGGGCGCTTAGGCTTGAGATCGCCCAACTCACAGAAAGGAGACTAAGTCATGGCCCAGCGCTTCGCCGGGATCGCTTTTCTAACCGTAGATGGCACACAGTTGGCCCTCCGCGGCAATTTTACAGTAAGTCCAAGCGCCGTTGAGCGCACCATGATCGCCGGGCAAGACGGCGTCCATGGCTATCAAGAATTGCCTCGAGTGCCGTACATTGAGGGCGACCTGTCCACCGTGCCAGGCCTCCTCCTTGAGAACCTCGAGGCAGAGACGGACGTGACCGTGATCGCCCAGTTGGCGAACGGCATGCAATACACGCTCACCGGTGGGACATGCAAGGCTGGCTTCGAGAACAACACTCGAGACGGCCAGGTCAGGGTCCGCTGGGAGGGTCTGGCCTGTCAGGAAATTTCAATCGCGTGAGGTGACACATGGCAGTAGAACCAAGAACTAATGGCGGAGCGATCAGGGAGGGCTTCATCGTACCAGAGGGACCGCTCTCGACCGAGCCACTCTCGGCCTCTCCCCAAGAACCGCTTCCCTCGCAAATCAAATCAGAGGCTCCGAAGCCGGAGCCTGTGGTCAGCGAGGCGGATCGGATCAGAAAGGACATCAGGGACGCCGCAGAGGATTGGCCGATCACGGTCCAACTGCTCTATCGCCCGGTGAAGAATGACCGGGGTGAGGAGGTCTGGAACCTGACCTTCAGGGAGCCCAGGGCCAGCGAGATCAACAGGATCGGCAATCCAACCCGCATGCTCTGGGATGGTGAGATCATCATCGAGGAGCGCAAGATGACCTACATCATGGGTGCGCTCTGCGGCATCCTTCCGCCTCTGCTCGAGGCGATGGATCCTCGTGACTGGAACAGTTGTGCGTATCGTTTACGTAAATTTTTTTTACCCGATCTGCGGGCGTGGTGACTACCGTCATAGACGACGGTATGATCATCGACTGCTATCGACTGGCCAGTTACTATCACCTCGATCCTCGCATGTTCCTTGAGATGTCGATCAGTGAGGTCCAACTCCACTTGAGCAGGACGGCCCAGCTCGAGAGGACGCGGGCCGTAGAGAGCGGAGAGTGAATTGCCCACCGAGCTCCAAGAGCTACAGCTTCGCGTCTCTCTGATCAACGAGGCGTCTGATGGCGTGGGCAAGATCAAGGACCAGCTCGGCCAACTCTCCGATGGCTCGAACAAGGCGATGGAGAGGCTCAAGGCGGAGCAGGAAGAGTTAAGAAAGCAAGTCTTGGATTTGGGTGAGCTCGCTACCAAGGGTGGCGAGGCTTTGGTTGGCTATATCGGCAAGTTTGGTGCTGCCGGCTTGGCCATGTCCGCGTTCGCATCGACAATCTTAATCAACTTGGGCAATCTGAAGCAATGGTCGGACGGGATCGTTAATTTGGCCAACAAGGCCAAGGTCATTGGAATGCACCCGGCCGAGCTGAAGAGCCTCATTGAGCAGTACGAGAGGATTGGAGTTTCTGCCGACGTAGTCAATCAGAGCATGGGTGGCTTCTCCAATACGATCGCGGAGATAAACCGGATCGGTGGTACTAAGCGAATGCAGATGGTGGAGGCCGCCGGTGCATTCGGTGAGGTGATGGAGAGGGGCATCGAGCGCGTGGAGGCCCAGACCGATTGGGCCGGCAAGCTCGACCAAGTCTTGATCCAGGCCCAGAACGTCTATGACAACAGGTTGAAGGATACCAAGGGAAACGTCGCCGACGCGACCAAGAGCGAGAACGACTTCCTCAAGCTGTGGGACCTCGATCCTTCGATCAAAATGCTCCGCAACATTGAGAAGGTCACGGAGGAGGAGAAGAAGCGACAGGAGGAGCGCGACAGGGTAACTGCCGAGTACAAGAAGCAGGTTACGATCCTCAGCCAGGAGTGGGAGCATTGGTCGGATGACATCAAGACCAGCATGTTGGCCTCGAACGGGACCATCGTCACCGGATTGAAGATGTCCGTCGAGTTGGTCAAGCTGCTCCACGAGGAGTGGAATAAGCCCTGGGTCGGAGCCGCTGGTCGCACACTCAAGTCATTGATCACCAGAGGCGTGGGCGCGACCGCGGTGGATTTGGTCAAGGCTGCGTTTGGCTTTCACAACGAGATCACCGACGAGCCCGGCTCCTCATTTGAGAGCAGGTTCGGTCAGACCCAGGCTCCAAACGCGCAGAAAGATTTTGCGGACAAGCTCAAGAAGCTCGGGCTCGAGCGAGCCTCCCAACAAGACAAGCCGGCCGGTCTGCTCTCTGCCCCAGTGGGCACCTACACCGGAGACGACCAAATGCCCGGGATCAGCAAGGGCTGGGAGTGGATGAGGAAGTCCGAGAACATAGAGGATCGCAGGCAAGTCGATGACAGCATGAGGCAGGGTGACGACTACATCAAGTTCATTCAGGCGAACACCGCGGAGACAAAGAGGCTGAACGACAACTTCACGCTGCTCGATAAAGGAGAGGCGGTGATGAAGGGCCTGGGCGGCCTCCCGGGATTTGAGAGCGGAAAGAGCGTGTCTGGAGGAACGTACGGAGGAGGTGGGGCGACCAGTGGGTGGACCTCCCCGACTCCGACCGCGCCCAATGGCAGCGACGTTGGCGCGGGCGATGGGAAGGGAGCTGGCGACAGCCACCCGACCAAGGGTGGAGGGACTAGTCAGGATCCAAGCGCCAGCCCGGTGGAGCAGTCCAATCCGGCCAATGCGCAAACCTCCGTGCCTCAGAGGTTTGTCTCTGACCTCACGGCCATGACGCTGGCCGGCGCCAAGCCCCACAACATCCATGCCTACATGCTCCAGCACGGGATCAACCTCAGTGAGGCCACCTGTGGGCAATTCATGTCTTCGGTGGTCAAGGAGCACGGAGGCGTGCCGCCAAAGAACCCAGCCGTTGCGTCGAATTGGAATACCTTTGGTGGTGTTCAGGGCGCTGGATACTCCTCCGATCCCAACGCGATCAACATCGCGGTCAAGCAGGGCACCGGCACTGGGTCGACTGGCTCGCACGTCACTTCTGCCATTCCGATCACGGACGAGAAAGGGAATATCACTGGGTACAGAGGTGTTGGGGTCAATCAAGGCAAGCAGGGCGTGGCCGGTGTAGGCCAGTATGGCCGCGACGTGATCACCAGCATTCCGCTTCGCATAGGTACTCGGCCGGGTCAATATCAAATCCGCCACGAGATCGTCAAGCCGAGAGATGGTGATCGCCAAACCATTGACCAAGCCTCAGCTGACAAGCAAGTCAGGACCGTGAAGGTTGAGACCGGTGGGAAGTTGACCGCGGACGTGAACGCTCCTCCCGGCTCCGAAGTCAAGGTCGATGGCGGAGGCGCATTCAGTAAGACCGAAACCAATAGAACGATGCCGTTGCAATAATGCCAACCGAAGTCGAAGAGCTAAGGCTCGTCATTACGCTTACGGACAATGCGTCCGCCGGCATGGAGAAGCTGCGCCAATCGACTGAGCGACTGAGCGGCGGAGCCACCGCTGGTCACATTGAGCGGTTCAAGCGAAGTCACGGAGAGCTGGGCAAGCAGATAAAGGACATGCAAGAGCTCGTCACGGGTGGCGAGAAGGCCATGGTCGGCTTCATCGGCAAGTTCGGAGTGGCCGGCGCCGCGGTCGCTGCATTTGGAACTGTGTTAGCCGAAGGGATCAAGGGTCTCAATGAGTTCTCCAGCAAGCTGGTGGAGCTCAATAACAAGGCGAGGGTGATTGGCGTTCATCCGGCCGTCTTGAAGAGCATTGAGGAGCAGCTGGCCCAGATAGGAGTGGGTGCGGACCAGGCGGACGCGAACGTGGCCAGGTTCAATGAAGCCTACGCCAAGATGGGTCGGGTGGGTACCGAGGAGCATCTCAAGCTGGTCCAGCAGGCTGGTCACTACGGCAGGGAGATGGAGGCCGGCATCCAGTCGATCCTCCACCAGCGCACGGAGGTTGCGAGGATCAATGAAGTTCTGGCCCAGGCCCAGAACGTCTACAACAATCGCCTGAAGGACACCAACGGCAACATCGCCGACGCGACTGAGTTCACCAAGGAGTTCATGGCCGCGTGGGGCATCGACCCAACGTTCGCTCTGATCCAACACCTGCATGAGGTCAGCGATGAAGAGAAGCGAGTGATGACTGAGCGGTCCAAGGCGACCGCAGAATACTACAAGCAGACCACTATCCTGAAGCAGGAGTGGGACAACTGGATGGACGACATCAAGACCTCCGCGCTCGCGCCGGATGGCTTGATCGTGGAGGGTCTCCAAGAGATCATCAGGCTGGTCAAGTTCCTGCACAACGTCAATGAGCCTCTGAAGCCAGGCCAGCGCTCGAAGAGCTGGGATGACATCAGTGAGGCTTG